TTGGGCAATGTCAGGCGCAATGTCTGGGGCAGTGTCTTGGGCAGGATCGGTTACGGATGGGTGAGAGAGGAGACAGACAATGACTAAATCCGGAAGCGTCATGAACTGGCGCACAGAGATTGCGGGGGCGGTCGTGCTGGCCGTCTTCGCATTAGGGTGGCTCGACCTGTTCGGGCCGCAATACACTTGGTGGGCGCTCATCGTCCACTTCGGCTCATAAAGGAGGTTACTCATGAGCAAACTTAACATCACCATTTCCGTCCCAGTCAGTGAAGTGGCGGACCTGATTAACAGCCTGCCCGATGGCGCAGTGCTTTTGAGCGCTGGAAGCCCGCAAGATTTTTACGAGGCGGCGGCCGGCAAGTGTGGCCCCGCAAGTGTGCCGCCAAAGGCCAAGGTCGAGAAGGACGGACCGTCCTATCAAAAGCACACGAACGCCTTTGAGGTGTATGCTGCCGCAAAGGGTTTGTATGGCAAAACGCAGAAGCCCTTCCGCACCTCGGACGTGTGGCACGCCCTTAAAGGCCGAGGGGTGAACGCCACTGTCGGGACGGTGGCGCAGCACCTGTGGGCGCTGAGGAGTATGGGGCTGCTTGACACCGTAGGCGGCGCACGCGGTCCGGGCGGGTACGTCAACGTCGTCTCTCGCTGGGTGGAGGAAGACGACTTCAACGCCCGCTATCGCGAACATCTCGCCGACTAAACCCAAGCGCCCGGCTGTCGTGGCCGGGCGCATCATCGACTGAGAGGAGAAAGACAATGGTAGGCAAACTGACACCCGACGACATGATGAGCGCCAGCAAAATCCCCGCCCTGATGGGCCTGTCGCCATACAAGACGCCGAACGAATTGCTCAGCGAGGCAATCGAAGCAGCCGCAGGCAACCCGCCTGAGCGGTTCGCGCAGAACGAGGCGATGCGCTTCGGCGACCTGCTCGAACCCACGATCCTGCGGGAAGCCGCGTACCGGCTCGACCTTGACGATGTCAACGTCGACATCAACGAGCCGTATTTCCACCCGGACCTGCCGCTCTCGTGTTCGCTCGACGGACGCGGGCGTGGCAGCGTCCTGTTCGAGCATAACCCGGAGATGGGCATCTACGTCCCGCAGGGCGGCGTGGTGGACACCAAGGGCCGCCTCGGATGCCTAGAGGCCAAGAACACCAGCGCAGCCCCAGAGGACGCGCCTGCGCCGCACAGGGGGCCGTGGCAGCTACAGGCGCAGATGATGGTCACCGACGCGTCGTGGGGCGCTGTGTGCGTCCTCTATCGCGGCTCGGAACTTCGCATCTTCCTGTACCGGCAAGACCCGGACATGCAGGCGCAGATCGAGGACGCGGTGCATGACTTCGAGCGCCGCAAGCGCGACGTCGACTGGTATCCGCCGCTGTCGTCCGACGACGCGAACGTGGCGTGGGGCAGGGTCGATAGCGGTGCCCCGGCGCTTGACCTGAACGGCGTCGCGGATGCCGACCACTGGGCGAGCATCCTGATTGCGGCGCGTGACCAGAAGCGCGCAGCCGAGGCTGAGATCGACGAGGCGGAGACGATGCTGAAAGAGATGCTCGGCAACCACGAGGAGGGGCAGGTCCACGTTGACGGCTCGACCTACTACATCAAGTGGCCGATGCGTAACTACAAGGCGCAGCCAGCCAAGCCTGCGCCGCCGGCCAAGCCTGCCCGGCAGGTGCGCGCCAAAACCCTGACCGTAAAGGAGGCATGACGTGACATCGCTCACCGAGAAGCAGGCCACCGTGCTGGCCTATATCTCCCGGCACATCAGGCGCTATGGATACGCGCCGAGCGTCAAGGAGGTGGCTGACGCAACGGGGCGCTCCAAGACTGCGGCGCACGCGCTGCTGGAGCAGCTTCACAAGCGTGGCGCAATTAAGCGCGACAAGTATACGCACCGCGCGATTGAGTTAGTGCGATGACCACCTGCCCTGAGTGCGACGGGAAGGGCGTCGCGTGGTACGAGGTGAGGGTCGCCGCGCCGGGAGACTGGCGCGGTGGCTACATCGACGAGGCGCAGATGGGGTGCCGCCTGTGCGAGGGATCGGGCGAGGTTGACGAGGAGGTCGCCGAGAGTTACGATCCTTTTGAGTGATCGCCTGCGGGAGCGTTATCCCGCGTTCCTCCGAAACTGGCCCGGCGGCTTGAAACCGTCGTGCCTTTTTTTATTGACGCGCCGCCACAAAATCCCCATATATTGAATTGCTACGGAGACACGACAGTGTTTTCAAAAGGGGCGCGGGGCAACCTGCGCCTCTTTTTTTATTTCTTTTCCTTGATGCTGGACGCCAAGCCGCCGCCAAAGTAGAAGCCGACGATGCCAAGCATGATCTCGCCCAGCCACATCGACGACGCAAAGTCTTTGGCCGCTTCGACGTTGGCCATATCGATCACGCCATACAGCGCGCCGACCACGCCGTTGGCCATAATGAACAGGAACATCGCCGTGAACATCAGCGCGATGTACCGCTGCGCCAACTTGAATGGCTGGTAAGCCGCCAGCAGATCTGTCTTCGCCCGGCTCTTTGCCGCGATCTCTTCCTCGGTCGTCACAACCATATCATCAATCAGGCTCATGCCCTGTTGGATGACATCCTTGCTTCCGAGGATCTTTGCCAATACTGCAAACATTATTGCCATTCTCCTGTCTCTAATTGCTTGGCCATCTCATTAGCGCGCCGCCCGACCTGCTTGGCCCAGCGGCTGTCGAGCAATTCCTTGCTGGCGATCAGCATGTGGCCGTCTGCCATCGCCTCGTGGTGCTTGACGAACTTGTCGTAGCGCGGCTTGCCCAGATTAAATAGCAAGCTCAACACCACCGCACGGCGCGCGTCGTTTAGATCCTTGAACCAGTCATAGGTCATCGCCTCGGACATGCAGCGGTTGATATCGTTTTGTAGCAGGTAGTCGATCTCGTCGTCGCTCAGGCCGTTGTCATCGAGGTTGCGACCGACGCCGATGGTCAGCTTGCCCACCGTGTCCTTGTATGGCTTGTGCCTGACACCCTCATGATGTCGCAGCATCTTGATCAGTTTATCCATCGCGCGTCTCCATAATTATTTGATACGCCTTTTCCCAGCTATCTAGCTCCAGATCGGGCGTCTCGAAAAATCCCGGCTGTCGCCGCTGGCTTAATTGATTGACGCAGCACGCCGCCTGAAAATGTACCTTCCGCTGCTCGATGGCGCAATGTGCGAGGATGTCGAAGTGCGCCAGCGTTGGCAGGTGCTTCTTTAGACGGCCCGACCCGTTCTGAAACTGATAGGCGTTGCGCCGCGTCTCCCGTGTGCGTAGGTGGCCCGACTTCACCTGCACCCGCATGAACACGCCGTCGCCATTCCACGCCACAAGGTCGACGCTGTCCTGCTGCGCCGGGGAAACGCGCCAGCCGAGGCCGAGAATTGCAGCCGCTGTGATATACTCCCCGATTAGCCCGGTCGTGGTTGCGGATTTGGTCACAGTCTTCCCTGTTCGTGCAGGACCAGCAGAACCAGCCCGGTCAGGACCGCCAGACAGCCGACGATGAACGCGGCAATGATCGCAGCGTCTATGATCTTGCGACGCTTTTCCATAGCAGCCACCTCGGCCTCGCGTCTGGCCACCCTTGCCTTTGCCTGAAACTTTTGCCAGTCGTGCCACAGCCCCGGCCTGCCGGCGTAGATCATGATCTGCTTCAACTCGTCTTCTTGCTGCCGGATTTTTTCCAGAGCCAGAAATTCTTCGAGGTCGGACCCGCCGCCCTTCTTCTGCGCCTTGCGTTGCAGGCTTTCCTTTGCGCCAACAAACTGCGCGACCGCCGACGCGGCATCAGCGATCTCCTTGCCATTGGATATGGCAGTCTTCAAAATTCCGAAGGCCGCGTTGGCTGCGGCGATTTCCGCAAGCATCAGCGCCTCGTCACAACGACAAGGATCGCGATCAACATGCCGATCTGTATTAGATCAATCATCGGGACCGGGATCATCAGTAAACCTTTCGCGTTGGTGGGGCCATCTGCGGCAGGCAGTATGCCGTGATCTGGCTGCCCTGTTTATGAAGCGTCTGCGCGTACCAGACGCACTCATTCAAATCCCGAAAGGCTAGGTCGTCGCTGACCTTGCGCCTGTCCTCGCCAGTGCCGAGGAAGACGTAAAGCACAAACGCGACCGCAGGCTCCACATCAGTCGCGCCCCATCAGCTTGCGGACAGTCTCAGTCTCGATGATGCGAATGACAACCCAGACGCCGGTCAGCACCGCGACAAAGTCCGGGGCCATACCTATCCACGCAGCGAAAGTCCCGCTGCCAGCGGCTACGTCAATCAGAACTTTCTGCTCCTCTGGCATCAGTCAGCATCCGCAATGGTCAGCGTACCGGCTGCGACCTGTCGCATGATTTCGTCGTAGTGGCGGTTGGCTGGGTCGCACGGCACTTGCATCCGAACACCGTCAATAGTGCATCTAATCGTGGCGTTGGACTCTGTTGTATACTGTGCGTCCGTAATTGTGATTTCATCCATTGCTACAACTCCGCATCAAATTCAATTTTAGCAGAGGCGTTGTTGGAACGCACAATGCCAGCTTGCCCTGCTGTTCCGCTAATCTCCGTATTATTATACGCACTGAATTGTTCTGTGCTTCCGTTTTCAAAACTTACAGAGTTAAACGTATCTGACCCGCCATTGCGATAAACAATATAATAGTTTGTTCCTGTCGTGTCGGTAGCGGTTGGCGTGGCCCTCATAGTCGTGGGGTAGCGGAACATGAAGCTGAGATGTGTTGCCGTGTAGTACCAGCCAACACCAATCTCTTTTGTACCACCTTCAAGAAACTTAAAGTAATACCTCTGGCACCTAGCCAACTCATCGCCATACGACCGATGCTCAAACGGCGTGGCCTGTTCGCCGACCTCAAGCTGGACGCCGGTCACTTGGAATGTAGCACCGTTTGTGTTGCATACATTTATTTGCCCACTGGCCCCGTAGTCTGTTCCCCACTGGTCAAGCGTTCCTTGAAAGTTTGAACCAAGAGCCATATACCACTGAAATTTTAGGCCAATACCATTCGTCTTCAACCAAGTTCCTGAAATATCTCCATCTATAGTTATGGTCTTATATTCCCAAGTATTTGCAGAAGACACGGTACAGTTTGCAGCGTAAACTCTAGTGTCATTAGAGTTCACAATAACAAACGGAATATTGCCTGTTACGCTACACTTAACATAAAAAGATACGGTAGCAGTCTTAGCACCAGAGGCACCCCAATCAAGTTGAGCCGTGTTGTAGCCCTCTACCCTCTGCCCAATAAACTGGTAGTCAGCGGCATCAGTTGTGGATGCGGCAAGAGATGTAACCTTCAAGGAATATTCAAAGCCAGAGGGAGCATCTGTGCTTTGCTCAACGCTAATTAGGCTAGAGTCGTTGCCACCCGCACTGTATCTGTCAATATTAGGATATTCACCCGTAGATGTAATGGTAACTGCACTCGTACCCCTCTGCGCCACCTGCATCGCACCGTTGATGACAAGGTTCCTGTTCGACAAAGAGGAACCAGAGGTTCCACCAATCAGTGCGGCGAGTTCTGCTGCCTTACTCATGCGAGGTCTCCCAATACCGAAGTGCAATAAACGCCGGGGTCACGATACGTTCCGCTATCATTTGTATTTCTAACACGACCCTTACTAGTAGTAATCTCTCGCACAATAGAATTTTCTACAGACGTTGCCGCTTTGTATCCAGTCGTGGCTACAAGTGAATAGTTATCGTTGTTCATTGC